TGCGAAATTATAGAGAAATAAAACCAACACAAACAAATCAAAATGACAAACTCAAGAGTTCTCCTATCCCCATTTCATTCTATTAATTCAATAGATAACTTCTCGTTTGATTGTCCTCCTATTCCATTCTCATCCAATACAAAGAAAATAGTCCATACATTAAATTCTATTAAGGTTTTTATTGAATATTTCCTACCTTCAGGCTCTGAACAATACTCAGCAAATCTTTTTAAACTGATATTTAGAGTTGAGCAGTTATACAAGAATTCACCCTCAGAATTTTGTAACATTATGAAACGTACATCAAATTGGGTAAAGGTCTCATATCTTTCAGGTCAGTATACACAACGTGATATACCTAATTCAGAATGGGTAGATTCATCTTCATCACCACTAATACTAATGCATATAGTTCACACACTAACAGACGATGATCTAGATATATTAATAAGACACTTTATTTTTAGAATGTGTTTATCAATACTTTCATCTTATAAGGTTATTATAATACCAAAGGCCCCAGATTATTCAACTATCTTAAACCCTCCAACACATACAGATACTATCATATCTTCATTTGATATTGTTGAAATATTTAGACGTTTAAATATAGATAAATCGTCAGTCATGTCAAATTATCAAGATAAGGTCTCATCTTTAAAATGGCATTTAACTTCATCATCAGGTCCAAACGGTCAAGCAGTCTGGAACTCACATATAGATGCAAAAGCATTGATTAACGATATACATTTATTTTCAACTTTAGTAGACTTTTCGAATTTATTCGGTACAGACCATTTATTAGAGTCACTTTACGCACTTGAATCTTCTTCAGACGAATTTTTAAAGTTAAGAGGTTCTAGACCAAAACATTCAAAGTTGCACCATATTTTTGAAAAAGGTAACAAATGTAGAGTTATTGCTATAGCTGATTATTTTACACAAGAAGCATTGACACCATTACATGACGTTCTAGCTCAAATTGTATCTCAAATTCCAACTGATGGAACATTCTCACAAGATAAAGCATTCTCTAGGCTATTAGATATGTCACGTTCAAGTTCATCTGTTATGTACTCTTATGATCTTTCTGCCGCAACTGATCGTTTACCAATATCTTTATCAGAACGTATTATTTCAGAGTTATTCACTTTAGAACATGGTAAACTTTGGAGAGCACTTTTAACTGAAAGAGTTTTTATCGATAATTATGGTAATAAAATTACTTATAATACAGGACAAGGTATGGGTCTTAAAACTTCATTTCCAATATTAGCATTAACACATCATTGTATAGTACAGCAAGCAGCAATACTTTCTGGTTTTACAATAGCGTTTCAAGATTACAGTATATTAGGTGATGACATAGTTATAAATGATAAGAACGTCTCACGAAATTATTACAAATTGATATCTGAACTCGGTTTACAAATATCAGAACACAAATCCATAACTCCAAACATTATTTCAAATGGTTTTGAATTTGCATCTCGTTTAGGTTTAGATGGTATAGAGCTTTCACCTTTACCTGTTAAATTAATGTCAAAAATTATCTCAGAACCAGAATTTTCAGCAGACTTACAAAATGAATTATCACGAAGATCATTATTATCATCCGAATCATTTTGGTTATTCATGTCAGTATTACTACCAAAAACAGCTTTAACAGATTTAGCAAAATTAAACGGTTTACCAACGATTTTATCTGGTTTACATTCACCAAATCTTCCTATTGAAGCCTCAGCATTAGATTATCGAAATTGGTCGAAAGAAATTGGTATATCAGAATCAGACGTTATAAATTATTACAACTACTGTGTTGTTTCAGAATCATTAATTAAACTTGATAGAATATTAAAGAAATCAGTAAGTCTTGAATCACTTATCTCAGAATCAATGTTAGATAAAGGTTATAACCTATCTTCAACAGTTAGTCATAAAGGTACAGAAATTACGTTATTAGAATTTGTTGAAAGGGATCTATCAAACGATATATTTTTTAAAGAACATCCGGTCAAGAAGATAATGTCACAAGAAGGTTTAAGAATGTCAGATCTTTTATCAGATATCATGTCAGGAAATGTTACACTCACAGCTAAAGCTATAACTAAATTGGTTAATTCATTACATTCTTCTATTACAGACATAAGGTTTACACCAGATACAGATATTACCATCTCATTACGTAGAAGATTACTAGAAAAAGTATTTTCACTACTAAAGAATTCCGTTAGAGATAGAAAGGATAGACCAGTTATTTCTCAAACTTTTAACTTTACATCAATAAATCAAATGTGGTTAATAAAAGTCGGATTAGGTATTAGACTACAAATATCACCAATAATTAAGAACACCATAACATCGCGTATAGAATCTAAAATGAAATTGACAGATACATTTAGAAATGTTAAATTCTAATCTTATGTTACTCCTCTCATCTGAATCATTACCTTTCATATTTAAGCAAAGCCAATATATACATAAATTAGTAGTGTTATAATACACTTCCGCCTTTTTTAGGTTACGTTTTCTCGTTCCATTTGGAATGGTTAGAAGCCAG